TGATGATACTAATATTCCCAATAATCAAGATCCTGCCGTACCGCAACAACAGTCAAATAGAGGTATGGGGCTGATACCAGCATTTAATTTAGCAGGGGTAGGCAGGTTACTTGCTGGTTTGGGTCTTGCAATAACAGCAGAGTTTCTAGGTTTAGACAAATACATAAAAGCATTATTTGTTACGGATACTTGGAAATCATTAAGATCAATACCAAAAAGAATAGTCAACACGATTGGTTCAGTATTTAAATCTTTAGACAATTTGGTAAATAATCAATTCACAAAAGTAGGAAAAAGTATAGCTAAAACTTTTAGAAGCATTACTGCTGGTATTATGATGTTTACTTCTACTTTAGATTTTTCAAGAATTGCAGCTTTCTTTGAACCAATCACTAATGTATTCAAAAATATTGGATCAGTACTATCAAAAGTTACAGCACCTATCACAGCAACAGGAAAAGCCGTGGCTCAAGGTGGATCCATACTAAGAAGTGTATTTGGTGCTGTTGGTAAATTCTTTGGAACAATTGGAAAAATTTTCAGTGGTATTACGTCAATATTTAAACCGGTATTATCAGCAGCTAAAATATTTTCAAGAGCTACATTTTTACTTCCATTAATTACGTTATTTGATTTTGTCAGAGGTGCAATTACAGGTTTTACTGAAGCTGAAGGCGGAATTATATCAAAATTATTTGGTGCTCTTGAAGGCGGAATAAAAGGAATTGTAACGGGCATACTTGAAGGTGTAGACGTATTAAAAGATATTGTTACATTTGTTCCAAGAAAAGTTCTCGAGTACCTAGGCTTTGGAGAAATAGCACAGAAAATTAAAGACTTTTCTTTAGCGGATTCATTCAACGGTGTATATGACGGAGCTAAAAACTTTATAAAGAACTTTGGTGAAAACTTTGGAAATTTAATTTCTGGAGCAGGTTCATTTATTAAAGCTACCTTTAAATCTGCAATAACAGATAGAATTAAAAATACATTTGAAAGTTTAGCAACAGTATTTTTAAACTTTAAAGATAAGCTGATAACATCATTATCCAAAGTAGGATTTAGTCTACCGACTCTCAAAATACCAATCCCCAGTTGGTTAGGTGGTGGAGAGTTTACTGTATTAGAAGGTACGAGAGTTAGTCTAGTAAGTCAAGAAAAAGCTGGAGCTGCAGCTCAAAGAATTGAAAACAGAAATGCTGAATTAATTCAAAGAAGAAATGAAAGAGAAAGAGAAACTAATGCAATGCTCGAAAGGGCACAAAATCAACTAGCAAGTACGGTTGAGGCAAGAGAAGCTAATAGAACAGTTGCTATGGTAAATAACACAGACGCCCGATCTGTACAGAATAATACTACCGTACTTAATCAGGCGTCTATGCCGATATCAGTTGATGGTTTTGATAGAATGGCTCCTATCTAGTCTTCATTTACAAGATTTGCAAAGTGAGTCATGATATCGTCATCTTCTTCCGAAGCTGAAGCCATTTCTGCAGTTTCCATCCGAACAGGTTCTGCTTCTCTCATTTTAGGAGCCGGTTGCGGTTCTCCTAGAGATTCCTCTTGTTTCATTGTAGGTGCTCCAACAGAAGCCTGTTCTCCGAGAACAGCCATCAGTTTAGCTTGTAGTTCATCATATGTTTTATAATTTTTAGGATCTGTAAATTCACGCAGATCATGAAGTTTATTATAAATTTCTTCCAGATATGTATCATCAGAAGATAATTCACTCTGGCCAGAAAATTCAGATTTATCGTAGTTACGATAACCTTCTACATCACGAATTTTAAGCTTAAAGTCGGCACCTTGCCAAAAATCAAATGGATTAATTGGTTCTTCATCTTGAAAATCTGGTTGCATTGCATCCATTAGTTTATCAAAGATTTTCTTCCCATATTGAAAAATGAATACTTTACCTTCATTGCTTGGATTACCCGGATCTGAAAGAACTAAAATATTCGAAACATAATGCAACCGCCGCTTTTGTTTACGAGCAATTTCTTTATCCGATTCAATACCAGAGTTCCAGAGTTTACTATTTAATTCCCCCACTGGATCATTTTGACCAATCGAAGTAAGTGAACGTTCAATATACCAACGACCCGTTGGTCCCTTAAACCCATGATCCCAATAGCGGTTCCATGGTAAATCTGATCCTTCTGATGCTGGGAGAAAGCGGATAACTGCATAACCATTATTAGATTTATCTACAGTTGGTTTCCAGATACGATCATCTACATAATTATTAGATTGAGTTGTATTAGTAGCTTCTGCTGCTTTTACAAGTTGATCGATTGCGTTACGATTACGTTTTAGATTTGCGAATGACATATATTTTTTTCCTTATACTGAAATATGTTTTTGTATTACTGTAATATTATACTACATCTTTATGACATAGTAAATAGTATTTATTCAAAAAGAAGTTCATTTTGCTTCGGTAGAAAATTTAATTTCATTGCTTCAGCTTCGATTTTCTCTTTGATAAGAGGTGAGATATACTTTTTAACATCTTGTGGATCTATATTAGTAATCTCACATGCTTCAACTACGGCATCAATATACCCTAGTTTCTTTGATAGAACCTGTTCTTCAATAAGTTTTGTAAACTTTGAACGGTTCATAAAATTATTTTTATCTTCTATCATCTATCAAGAGCCCTTAATATGATTGTGTCTTTATTAACCCTTCCGTTTGCATTTCCGGGTTTTGTAGTAAGTTTGCCCCACTCTTTATTAATTTGATTAGGGGTCTTTTTAAGAACCAGAGGTAAAAATTCATCTGGTTTTCTTAATCTAATATTTCGTGATATATCTTCATCAATTCCTTTAATTGTAGTACCACTCACTTCAAAGCCTTGTGATAATCTACAGACTAACTCTGTAATAACTCTTGACTTTACATTAAACAAATATATTCTACTTGCTCCTATAATTGAAGTAGGATTAATAGAAACCAGCTTATGTTCTTTTGACTCTTTAAGATAAGTTAATCTTGTAACTTGTTTATCTGCAGTTTTAACTTTAGGTGTTCGAGTTTTTCTTTGTGCTTTCTTTGAAGCCATATATCTTTCTGCATCAACAATAATATCTTCCAAGAATTTCATATATGATTTTTTTTCTCTTGCAGACATATGATTATATGCTTCAACAAGATCACTAGGTTTATCATTAATTAATTCTTGCATTTCTTTTAGTTGAGGAAGATAATAATCATAAACCGCTTTTGCAGTATTATTTGGAGCATCTATCTTTTTTAATTCATCATAAACAGATAAGTCTGAAACCTCTGGAAAAGCATCTACTTTTTCTTCTATTTCTCCAATAAAATCAGAAGTACGTTCCTTTACAATATCGGCAATAGTTTTTTTAGGTGTTTCTTCTTCTACTTCTTCTTTTTGCTCTGCTTTTATTTTACCTTTTTCTACAATCTCTGGAATTCTTTTTCTAATAACTTCTTCTCCATTCCAATATTCTGGAAATGGATTACCTAGATTTTTCCATGCAATTGTTGCAGATAGATAAGGAACTGAAGTAAATGCCCATTCTGGTGCTTTTAGTGCAAGTTGAATATCTACTTTTTTTAGATTTTTTCTAATATAGGCTTTTATAACTTGGGATAATTCTTTTTTATCAACTTCCAAACGAAGATAATCATTAAAGTGTCTAAAGTCGTTTGTAGGAGCTGCAGCAATACCCGTACGTGCTCTACGAGAATATACTTTTTTAGTTTTTGCTCTTTTAGCCATGGTATAGAATCTCCTCTATGATAATATTATTATATCATAGTTATAAGGCTCTGTAAACCTTTAAATTTAAAATTCTTCGTTAAGTTTTATGAGTTCTATTTCTCCGTCACGATCTCGTCTGTGTTTTAGATACCCCTCGTGACACAAATATAACATTGTTTGTTCTATCAATTCGTCATCTCTTTGTTTACGATTATCACGACCGATAGAATAGGAACAATAAAATATTGCAAAAATACCAAGTGCTAAAATAATAAGTGGATCTATACCAAACATATTACTTCCTTTTCTGTTTTAAAGAACTTTCCGTGACGTAAACACCTTCACTGTATTTCATTGAAGCAAGTATCTCATTAAACATAAAAGGAGATAATGCTATTACATCGTATCTGCCAGATTTATCATTAAATTGTCTTATATAAACATTATTATCAGTCATAATAAGTTGAACATCTTCTTCGCGTTCATCATTATCTACGATAGTAATTAATGTATGATCAAATTCATTTTCTATGCTAAACATTATCTTCGCATACTTGCTGCATCAATGGCCGCTTGTTTATTATCTTTACGAACGGGCATAAGATTAGATTTATGTGTTACTACAATACCTGCTATTTCATCGCCAGTATATTTCATAGTTTCTTTTCTTGGTGCTATGCCATCAATCCTATCACTAGTAGGACAATTATTTGAGCTAGGGCTAGAAAGATCAGGAAAATCCACTGTCGTAACATTACCACGCTTTGCCTTTTTCTTTGCCAGCTGATCGGGGTGTACACCCATCTTTTTTAGAAATTCATCATGTTCTTGAATTGTGCTTTTCCAACCAGGCTTCTTTTTCATTTTACGCTTCTTAGTATTTAAAGAAGTCATTCCTCGTACTAAATGCATAGTCATACTAATTTACTCTCATACTGTTTCATCAACAATTCTGATATAAGTTTGGTCTTTTTCATTCTTTTTCATAAAATGATAAAATAGACCATTATCTTTTGCAACTTTTTCTATTTCTTTAGGTCCTTTCCAACTATCAGACTTTGATTCTGTTTCAAAAGAAATCTGTTCGTTTTCACTATTATATCTTCTAATACATATATCAAAATCCATTTTATAATAATCTTTACGTTCTGTAAAGTTTCCAGTTAATTTATCTATATAATAACCTATAAAAAATACCTTATCTTTATGTGTAGTTCTGTTTGTTACATATATTCTGTAAAAAGAATTATTATCGTAAAGACTGTCAATATCAACACCAAAACGATTATTGTTTTCTGAATATAGGCTATCATTTAATGGATGCAAATTAGTAATAATATTTCTAAATGTAGAAATGTTTGATGTACCGACAGTAGTTGAAATTACATTGCCTCTTAGAGCAAACAACAATTCATTAATATTTACTCTATGTTCATAAGGCAAAATTTGTAATCTATTTGAAAATCTTTCAAACTGATCAACTAACTTTCCAGCCATCTATTAACTCCTTTTATAGTATTTATCTACAAGCAAAGCTAATCACACTATCTACACGAAAAGAGCGCCAACCTTTTGCATTTACATCCCATACAGGAAGAACTTCTTCATTAATTGATCTTACTTTTTTCTGAGAAAGTGGATCATCTTTTTTAGCAGAAGGAATTACCGTTGGCTGTAAAGTACACGTCATATCGCGTTCTTCACCATTTGTTTTTTTAAAGATTACACGACACTCTCCTTGCTGGAGTTTTGTCATCATATATTCACGTGTTATTTCTTCAGTCATATTTTTTTCCTTTTCAATTATTCGTCTAATAAATCCAAATAACAATAACCAAATTTCGAACGAGACTCGTGTGAGTCAAGATCAAGTTTACATTTTTCCATTCTTCGTAGGACTGCATTGGTAGGTCTACCGTTTCGGTCTACTTTAACTGCCCACATATTTTTCTCCTTATGTGTTACCGATTCTTATATAATATACCATATAACATTAAAAGTAAATAGCCAATTTAGCTAATTTCATATTTTTTTCTAGCATCTAAAAATGCAGGAAGATAATCGTGAGTGTTTATTTTAAAAACCTGAGGTTCAGCATTATCTACAGTAATAAGAATAACACCTTGTTTAACAGGTACATTTGTTCTTTCATAAAAAGCAGCTGCATAAAAAGCAGCTTGAATAAAATAATTTGTAATCCATTCTTTTCTTTTTGTTTTACGTGATGTTTTAAAATCTATAATAGATAATTGTCCATCAAACTCTGCAATGCAATCTACTTGTCCAGCAGTTCTTAGAATATCACTATACAAAAATTCTTCTTGAAACCAAATATTGTTTAATCTTTCATCTATAATACTTTTAATTTGATTAAAAGCAAATAAGTTATGAGGCATTACATTATCTTTCCATTCGGGTATATTATCAAGATAATCTTCTGCTAGTTTATGTACAGCAGTTCCTCTAATAGTCGCTCTACGAGAAATTCTATCGGCTTCTTCTTCTCCAACTTTTTTTCTCCAATCTAGGATAGCTTCCTTACTTAAAGCACCTAAAACTGTAGTAATCGATGGATAAGCATTACCTTCTGGTGTAAAATATTTACGACCAGCTTCTGTAGTTTTTCTTTCTATCTTAGGTAAAACTATTCCATGATTTACGTGTTTAAACAAGATATTCCTCGTGTTCGTTTTCCCACATATTGATACAATTACGAATACCAAGAGCAAGAGTTTGATTATAGTCCATCATTTCTTCCCACTCATCTATAACTTCATATATCTGTTCTTGAGTAAGTTCAATGATTTCAACACCAAAATGATTTTGAATTAATTCTTCTGCCCATTCTGTTACATAATTTTCTATCCAGTCAAGCATCTTGTGTGCTTTATATATTTTAAACTTATTCATCTATTAGATTACTCCAAGTTTTAAGTTTATTTCTTTTAGAACTACTTCTTGCATAAATTTCTTTCCAATCAAGAATACCATGTTCACACATTAAATCAATCATACAATAAACATCTCCAACTTCTTCAAGAAGTTTATTTCTTTGATCATTTTCTATATCCGATATTTTTTCATACTTACGGACAATCTTACTACACCTTTGTGTAAGTTCACCACATTCTTCAGCAGTAATAATCATTAACTGCTGAAGTTTGTTGATGGGACTAGTAGGATTAGAATTGCTTTGTCCAAGATATTCTTCATAATCCTCTAAATCGTAAAACATTCCAGTCATAAAAATTGTACCTCCACTACTTCTTTTTCTTTCATCAAAGTAACGACCCTAGCTTTGCTATGCTTACCCCTTACGTGAACTTCAAACCATTCCCTGGCTTCCGTTTCAGTCTCGCAAACTACTGCAACCCACTCAGGCAATTCACTCTCGACTGCTTGGCACATAGTGCTGAATTGTGTTGTTACCGTCCAAGTCATTTGTTAAGCATCCTCATACAAGTTAAAACCGAGTTTTCTTCTAGGCAGTCGCTCCACACATAGTAAGTATAGTAGCCAAAGCCTGTGAAAAATACTAGTGAGCAAGCAATAATAATCAAGTTTTTAGTCATTTTTAAACTCCTTTCAGCATACGCCTGAGCTAGTATCTCCAATCTCTCCGCACGGCCTTATTGACATTGCCGCTCTAGTTTGATTGAAACTAACATCCATGGTTTTCACGTCACCGATATTTCGCGGGCGAATATATTCACCAGAGATAGTGCTTTTAGCTGATCAACGCCTCCACACAGACGTATGCTGAAAAGAGTCTTTAAACTCAATCCCATTCATTATCATACCTTATTGTTTCAAACATTGTTTCTCCATAGTGTTCTTTTGCATATTTGGACCCATCAGTCCAATAATTTGGATTTTCACCATCTTTTATATTTAAGATAGTAAGAGGATCCTTACGGTTCTTACGTGCTTTTAACATAACGGAACGAGCTTTTTTACCTTTCTCTTTAATCTCATTCATTTTAATTTGACGAGCACGGTCGGCTTTCTTTTCTGCTTTACGTCTTTCTGCAATCTCTTTGATGAGAGTAAGACGTTCGGTTTGTGTTTTAGCTATAGTCATAATCCATCCGATTCTTTTTACACTACCAATATAGTATAATTTTAGGGGCTTGTAAACCCCTAAAATCAATTTTTAAGAGAAAAAATCATCTATAATATTAAAGGCATCTTCAATACTAAGTTGACTATTAATTCCATATGTTTCACGATTCCCAGTTTTTTCAATATCTTTATCCATTATATCATAATGGCTTAAAAATTCGAATATCTGTTCTTTGCGATATGCAATCTTATCTTTCTCTTGAGCTTGTATTTGAAATCTAAAATGTTTTATGTTTCCATCGGATGCAACCAAAATATTTGGTTGTAATTGTTCACGAGTGGAAAAACTAAGCCAAGTCATTTCAGATTTAATTTCTACAACTGTAAGCCGTCCTTTTAGTTTTTCATAGTTTTCTATATACCATTCAGGTAAAGCTTCAAAATTATCCTTCTGTGATGAAGTATAAACATTGAAAAGTTCGGAAAATTTAGCCATTTTAAAACACTCCTTATAGTGGCCAGACACACTGTTATCCGATGGTGTGTACGATGAAATAAGATATGATTCAAGAAGAAATGATTGAGCATCTTTTTTTCTATCAAAATCAAATCTTTCAAGATTTTTAGCTATAATATAAAGATCATTTATATCATAGTCCTTTTCTTTAATGTGCTGTATTGCACGATTACGATTACCTTTACCTATATATTGCCATTTGCCATCTTTTAAATAGCCGTAGACATATTGGCCTAAAGTTTGCCAAAAATCCATAGGTGCGCTATTCAGAAACGGTGCAAACTTAACATTTTTTCTTGGCAGAACCTCTACAGCACCTGGAAGTCCAAAAAAAGCACTCATCACTATCCCCAATCTTTTCTGTCTTGTTCATTATCATAACCATATTCATAGGCTTCAATTTCACCAATAGTCATGCTATCTCTTTCTATTCTTTCAGAAGTAATAGAAGCACCAACATAATAATGAGGATCAAAACCGCGGCCGTAATAACGATCTGCACTACCACGATCCTGAGGAGAACCGTGCCGTGGAAGCTTATCTGTTACAATTTTATCGTCCATATAAGGATTAGCTACTTTTTGCATTTACAAGTACTCCTAAAACTTTGGATAATCTTTGTGATTCATATTCAAGTTTCATTTCATCTTCAGCGGCATTCCTACGGTCCAACCACTTAAGCGTAATTTGATCCCATACTGTATGAAAAGAAGCAGTACCATTGGCTTGCTCCAATGTATCGAGATCATCAATAAATTCAAGAAGATCATTCATTTTAGTTTCTCCGATTCTCTTTATATTAACAATATAATATATTTTAAATCGAATGTAAACCCCTAAAATGCATTTTTTTAATAAAAACGAGAAATTAAAGTATTCTTATTTCTATACAAATTGTATTCATAATTATCAGTTTTTTCATTTTCTTTAAGCCAGAAAGCACCGTTACTTAAGTGAAACTTTTTAGCCATTTCGGTTTTAGGACTCATGGTTACTAATCTATCAATATTATTATTTTTTAATACTAGATCCCTAAGTGCTAAAACTATTTTTCTACCAGCACCTTTTGCACTGCTCCAAACTGTATAGGCGACAAGTATGTCGCCATCTACATCTTTAAATTGTTCAAGTTCTTCTTCTGTTGTTGGTATATCATTGCAATAACACGTACATATTACTGCAGATAAATCATCTAATACATAAACTTGCTTACCAACATCCAGCTTATTAACGTGCGGACGAACTGGATCATTATTGAGAACATCCAGTTCGTCCATTTCTATAAGTCTTATCATTACTAGCCTTTGCGTGCTACTGATTCTAGTTCATATTTTTTTACAACTACGTTCCATTTTTCTTGATTCTCTACTGATTTTATTCTTTTATCTTTTTGTAGAGAAAGATTTTTATTTCTATTTTTCTTTTTGTTACGTGAATCGTATCGACTGAACTTAGCCATTTTAGTCCTCTAGTAATTTTCCAAAAGTTGCAGGACCAGCTACTCCATCTGGAGTTAAACCATTAGCAGCTTGCCACTCTTTAAGTGCTCTTTCTGTGCCTGGGCCAAATACACCATCAGCACCAATACCGAGCGCTTCTTGCATAATCTTTACTCCCTCTCCACGAGAGCCTTTCCGTAGTACACCAATATCATCAATGATGTCTTCAATATCATCGTCATCATTATCGGCTACCATATCCGCAGACATACCTAATACTTCCATAGCATTAATGTATCTTTTTTGTCTATCTTCAAGCCCGATATTACCACCATTAATTTTCTTGGTCATTTTTACTACATCATCGGTATCTGCAATATTATTTAAATTATTTGCATCCCAGAACCAGCATGCGGATTCTACTGCTCCTTTTTCTGTTGCAACATATTCTGCTGCTTCTTCTGCAGTCATATCAACAGTTTTACCAAATCGTGTATAATTTTCACGACCAGTAAGTTGTTTTAGTCCGCGTCCTCTAAATAACCAACCATCACCTTCATTTACATTGCCCATTTTATATTTACGGAATTCGTCCATATAAACATAATTTGCAATCATTTCGGGTTGTCTATGATATTCATCTGCATCTCTTTTTGGTGCATCACCAAAATAGCGACCGAATACAGCACGTAGTGCTTTTGCGGAATAGTTTAAGTTTTCTTCAAGTTTTTTAAAGTTACCACTTTCATGAGCACATTGACTTAAAAAGTGTGCAACTCTTCGTTCGGTCGTGATACCATACTTTGGTAAAATATCACATAAAGCTTCATACCAATCTCCTACTTTATTATTACCAGGAATAATTTTAGCAAGATGGTCTTCAGTAAAGTCAAAATCAAATGGCATTTTCTCCATAGCCTCCTATTGTGTTTTCTATTTCTTTTACAAAATTTTCATAAGTTCCAATTATATTATTATACCAAATTATTTGTGGCACAGTTTTTGCTCCTGGAAACTTTTCCACCATTTCTTCAAGATATTCAAGATGTGCTATATTTTTATATTCATAATCTAATTGATAATCATTACATAACTGTTTTGCTTTTTCACAAAATGTACAATTAGTTTTACCGTAAATGATTACCATTATTCTGCTTTCCATATTTCCCATAAACCATATAATATGGCAAGACCAGCAGCAATCTTTGCAAGTGGAGCAAGAAATAGTACAAGAAATCCTAGTACTATAAGTGCCAATCCTGATAGTGTACTTCTTTCACCAATTCTTTGTTTTATCCAATTTAACATAAATTTTCCTCTTTAGTTATGATATGTTTAACATTTCTTTAGTCATTATATAATCTCTTACAAGATCTGATCTAACAATATCTTCCCAACCAAAATTAATAACTCTAAAAAATCTCATCTGTTCCACAATACTTATAAACTTTATAATCCCGTCTTTATCATCATTATATTTAAAATCCGATTGTAAATAATCTCCACAAAAAATAATTTTACAATCATTTCCGACACGAGTAATAACAGAATCTAATTCATGAAAATTCAAGTTTTGCATTTCATCAACTACTATAATAGTTTGGTCAAATGTTGCTCCACGAATATAAGAAGTTGTTTCAAATATAAGTTTATTACCAGTTACTAATTTTCCATATGCTCCTCTATAACCAAATATTTCATCACAAATATTTTTATAAGGTGCTTTATAGGGGTCTTCCTTTTCTTCTTTAGATCCAGGAAGATGTCCTGCATCTCTTGTAGGAACCATTGACCTCATAATCATAATTTGTCTGTACATATCAGGTTTATTTAACATTTCTTTAAAAGCATTATATAAAGCTATAAATGTTTTACCTGTTCCCGCACTACCAGTTAATATTAAATTGTGACCTTTATTCCAAAAATCAAAGGCTTTCTTTTGATTATCTGTAATAGGATCAATTTTTTCAAGTTCATCAAAAGAAACTGTTAATGAATTATTTTTTTTCATGTTTTTATTGTGTTATCTTTCCCAGAACCAGATTTTACTTTATTTAAAATATCTTTAAATCCATCTGGCACTTTTGAATTTAAGCTTCCTACACTAGAAACAATTTTTGGTGCAGATAGAACTTGAATTACGTTAGGCATTTCATTTAGAATGGCTTGAAGTTCATCCCAAGTACACACAACATCCCAAGTGTGATTATCTTTAATGTTTTTCAGAGTATAACTTGGCATTATTTTTCCACCATTTCCAATTATCATCTATTTCATATCTATACATTGTTTTCCAGCTTTTTGATAACGGCGACCAAATCTGTATTAATTTATTTTTCTTTACTTGGGTTTGACAAAGACGCATTTTCATACCTTTACCCCATTCTATTTTTTCCAAAACATCTATATCAAGCTGCAACATTAAACCACTCCGGTATATCACGTTTTGTCCAAGCCATTTTAAAACGATCTTGTTTAGTTTGATAATATTCTTGATAAGAACGTACAGGATCTCCTATATGTATGCATTGAGGTTCGTGTTGCATTGCAAGAGCAAAAGGTGTGAGTCCTTTATTATAATTTAGATTTTTTGGTGGAACAGACAAAATTTCTTCAAGCAGAATTTGTGTGTTGTGAACTTTATCATAGCGATATTGATATTCTACACAAAGTCCAATAAAATGTTCATAGTGCCAAGCATAGTTACCTATAGATTGCATAGTCCATACTGTACAAGGATGATTATGATGAACTGCTTTGTATAAAGTATTTTCCATATTTGCATCCGGATGAACCCAGTAATTTATCATTCTTTTTCCAGACTTTGAAAGACGTTTTTCTATATAGCCATCCAACATTCTATGAGCAGTAGATAGCATTTGAGCCGATTCTACTATCATTTTAACTACGTGTTTATCACACTGTAATTGTGCAGATTTGATAGGATTACTATCAAGTACAAAAATATTCATTGGTTACTCCAAATAAGTTATGTAACTATAATACTATATTTTAAGAGATTTGTAAACCGTTAAGTTTACAATTAAGTATTATGCCGCCACCTCCATTACCGATAATATGTGTTTATCTAAAAACTTTTTCTTTGCTTCAATTTTTTTCACCAATTCTGTTTCCCCTTCTTCAATTAACTGGTCTGTAAATGTATTTAATTCTTCAGAATCTTTAATTAGTCTTTGTAATTGATGATCGGACATTATTATCTCCTTTAGAAAAGTGAAAGCTGGCAATCCCTTGGAAAGGAAGCCAGCTACAAAGTTTTTAGATTGATTATTATTCATTATTAACCTTTTTGTATTAAACCCGGATAAGCCTCCTGTACTACTGTTTTTGATATACCTTTTATGGATTTTTTACTAACCATGTTTATTACAACCTTAGCGTCTAATGGGTGAATTGATTCTAATAGCCTAATATAAATATTTTCCCGTTTAGCTTTTAAAACACCTCTGGAATCGGGAGTGTCGACAATATATCTAAATTGTGTATTTTGTCTTAATAGATTTGAAGGTGTACTTTCTTCTTTATTAGGAGTATAAGGCGGTTCTCCTTTTGGAACCAACCATTGAACAGCATCATCATATGTACCCCTAAGAACATCTTTTAATGCCCAAGATTCGTTTGCTCTCAGATATTCAATTTTTTCGGCTTTAGTTCTTTTTTTACCAGCTTCTTCAATAACTTCATAAATTAGTTTTGCCATTCTAAATAAACTCCTGTACATTCTCTAGCAATAACTTACATCTTTTTTCAACAAGAAAAGGAAAAACTTTACCTTTATTTTTATATTGGTCTTGTTCAATAAAAGTATTTATAATTTCTTGTTTTATATTTTCGGGACATTCTGAACTTTCTGTTAAATCAATCATCTTTTTATTTCGAAGATAGTTTCTATAAACATCTTCTCCAAGAGATTTGGGATCTTCAAGTAAGGCTTCTTTCTTTTTCTTTGAAAGAACATTTTGTCGGCGGCCTTCTACTAAACATTTATCATCAGATAGAACATTAGGTACACCATCTCCACCATCACCTTTTAGAATATGTTCTGCAAGATAAAGTCTAGGATTAGATTCGTCTATAAATTTCTTAGTAATGTTAGAATATTGTCTTACATTATTATATTTTTGTAATTGACGAAAATCCTTATCTGCAGATACAATCATAACATCTTCATGATTACCAAATTCTTGTGTCCACTTTACTAGTTCTGCTATAGCATCATCTGCTTCACAGCCCCATTGATGTATTACTTTATATGGAAAGTTTTCTTTTAGCTCATCTCTTACCATACCAATAATACGAAAAGCTTCATCCCAATCAATTTTGGATTCTTCTCTACTTTTAGTGCGATTGTTTTTATATTCTGGATAAACTTCTTTACGCCAATTGCCACCACCATCAGCAACAATAACTATTTCACCATATTTGTCTTTAAACTTACTTCTATACATTCGTATAGAGTTTAAAATCATATGTCGAATTAGATTTTCATCTACACCAGCATGACCCATTACAATAGGAGCAATGGAAACACCAGAGTAATCAATAATAATCATAATATATTCCTTTTATAACTAAAAACATTCTATAACATATATTGGTTAAAGTAAACTAATCAAAAGAATAACTACAAGAAGTATTAGTATTATAGGTAATCCAAATATGATAAACATACCTATCCAAAAGTTTCTTCTTTGTTTTTTGGGCGGTAATGATCTGTTCCAATATATGAATTTTTTTATGTAGTATTTTACACCATCCACAATAAATTCAAAGAAAAAGTGACGAAGTAACCGAACTATAATAAGTACAGGAGAATATATGACTTCAAAAACAACAAGAAAACAATCAACACATATGTCAACCATACTGTCAACAGTCCATAAATCTCGCCACTTTTTTCTAAACTTAGCTAGTTTTCTTTTTGTTTTCCATTTCAGCTTCATCTACTTCTTGCTGTGATACAACACCTTCGCTGATAAGTCTTTGTCTATTTTTCATGTGCTGAGCTTGAACTTCTTCTTTTGATCCACCAAAGTAAGGAACACAGTGACCTTCTTCAATCATAATCTCTGTAACCAAACGACCATCTGCTGCTCTGAAATCCCCTAAGATACGACCAAACTTACCTTTCATATCTTCGCCATCTTTATCTTCGGTTGTGATCAGTTTAGCGTCTTTTTCTAATAATTGGTATAGTCTATTTTTTGCAGCTAAGCCAAATAATTTTTCTACTTTATCTGATGTTCTTGATTCAGGAGTATCAATACCCATGATTCTCACTCTTTCGTCTTTAAGTTGAATTTTAAATCCTAGATCAATATCTACATCAACTGTATCACCATCAACTACTCTAACAATATGTACATCATACTCGTTCTGATTGGTCATGGGTATCTCCTCGTGTTATTATCCCTTTGACGTGTTTAGAATGAATTTTTCCTCCAATAAATTCATTATAATACTCATCACTAAATAATACTTCACGATCAATTTGCTCTTTCATTTCAAAGTAAGTCATCTCACCTTTACTTTTGCATAATCGGAGAATTTCCCTTTTAAATCTTTCTGTACCATGAGTTTCAACCAAAAGTTTTACTTCATCATTTGACCCATGATATTCTCTCCAGTCAGATTCTTTTTTAACTACTCTTTTACGTGATTTTCCTTTTAAAGGTTTTAATCTTTTTGTTGACCAAAAAGTTTTTTTACCTATATATTTTTTATTATTATGTAAATCTGTTATACAATAAACAAATCCAACTAAAGATTCAAAATCAAAATTCTCTGGATCAAATTCTTTATCATTAAAATACCACAATTAATTTACTTTCTATAAATTAAGTTAGTCTAACTCTAACGGTTCCGCCATTATCATAATATGCTTTACCTTTATAAAAAAAATAGCCTTATATAAAGATATAAAGCTATTTATATATTATTTTATTATTTTTAATTTATCAATTAATCCGAATCATCTTCTTCATCTAAGAAATTTGCAGGAGTAACATGACCACATATGGGACAAAACTCTGGTTCTGGAGAAGAATTTTCTACTGTTACCTGAGACTGCTCGTCACAGATTTCACACTCAATGTAATAATATTTCATTTAGTTTTAACCCTCACATGATGCACAGTTCATGATGTCACGAACCAGTTCTTGTGCTGGATTAGCACTGCGTTGATAGTAAAAAGTTTTAACTCCTAATTTCCAACCTTCAATAAGCAAAGCATTTACATCTTTAGCTGGTACATCTGGATGAATTAGAATATTTAAACTCTGGGACTGATCTATATACTTTTGTCTTGCAGCTGCCTGTTGTACAATAGAAAGTGGAGTAATTTCACTAAATGTTTTAAATACATCTTTTTCATTTTGTGTTAAAAATTCAAGATGTTGTACTGAACCTCCACGCTTTAGAATATCTACCCACGTTTCTTCGTTATCTCTACCGTGTTCTTCTAAACATTTTTTTAGATATGGATTACGATATGTAAACTTACCTTTTGCTAAATCTTTTGTAAAATAATTAGAAGCAAGTGGCTCAATAGATGGTGATACTTGACCGAGAATAAAAGATGAAGAAGTTGTTGGAGCAACGGCCGTTCTTGTTAGATTTCTTTGTCCTGTACCTAACATACCTTCTGGTTCACCATATTCAATTGCTAATTCTTTAGATGCCTCTAATGAACGATCATCAATAAATTTACTAATCTTAGCTGTAAGTAAATGTGCATCAAATGATTCAAATGCAATCATTTTAGATTGAAGATAAGAATGCCATCCTAGTTGTCCTAAACCAAGTGCTCTCCATCTATAAGCAAAGTTATATGCAGATTGCATAAATTTAATATCTTTTGTTTTTTCACAATATTCTTCCATAACTGCATCAAGAAACCAGATCATAGTTTCTACTGCATCTGTTTCCATCCACTCGTCTGCCATAAGTAAATTCATAGATGCTAGATTACAAACAAAGGATTCATCTTGAGACGAAGGTAGACAAATTTCGGAACAAAGATTTGAGGCCCAAATTGTAATATCTTTATCTCTTAAAACTCTTGGTTTATTTTTATTTACTGTATCTTTAAAAAATAGATATGGATATCCGGACTCTCTCCGCTTCCTTAGAACTCTTGCCCATATTGTTCTTTTATCAGCATCTCCATCAATCATAGATTGCATCCATTCATCGCCGATACAAACACCTAATGACATATTAATAATAGAAGATCCTTCTTCACGAGCATCAAGGAACTCCATAATATCTGGAGACTCAATATCAAGATATGCTGCAAATGAACCCCTACGAACATTTCCTTGTGCTACAACATCAACGGTGGTTTCCGTTAAGTTCATAAAGTGAACTGGTCCGTCTGCTGTACCTCCACTTTTAATAGGAGCACCACGATGTCTTAAACTGCCATAATATCCAGAAGTACCTGCTCCCATTTTTGTTTGCATACCAACTTCTGCGGTTTTTAAAAGTATAGACTCCATATTATCTTCAATATAAACACCATTACAAGATATTGGTAAACCTTTTTTAGTACCGAAGTTTGACCATACTGGTGAAGATAAAGAATAATAACCTTTACTCATATAATCATAAAATTTATCAGCAAAGCCTTCTTTATCTAAAATTTTCTCTGCGGTCCATGCAATAATTCTTACACGTTCTTCAACCGTCATATTTCCGTCTATATAACCTCTACTTAAAAAAGTACGAGAGTCGTCGTTTGCCCATTCAAATCCCATATTGTTCTCCATTAAAATAAATCATCTGCAGATATGCCGCGACCTTTTGCATATTCAACAGGACGTTTTTGGAAAAAATCAGTCATATTTGTACCATATAATTCTTCATCAAACCAAAAAGTTTCATTAATATAATCTTGGTTATATATTATTTCACTATTATCAAATCCTATCTGTTCTAAAGAATCTGCCATTCTTTTTGCAATGAAAGATTTAAGAATTGGTGCACTTAATCCCTTTACTTCATAATCTCCCATAATCCAATCAATTACTTTACTTTCTGCTTTTAATGCATCAATGCACTCCTCTTTTACTCTTGCTTCTAATTCTTCATCAAATAGTTCTGGATATTCTTCACGTAGAGTATTAATTAATTTAATACCAACTTGAGCATGTAACATTTCTTCATTACGTGTATATTGTACTTGTTGTGCACAATCTTTCATTACTGCTTTATTTCTATTCATATGCATAATTATATAAAATTGACTAAACAAACTTACATTTTCTACAAATAAAGTAAACAGCATAATTGAATAGATATATTGTTTTTTATCATCAACATAAACTTTATTATTATATTTACGAAGATAATCAACACGTTTTTTAATAACTTCTACATTTAAATTTTCTTCAAATACGTGAGTTAAATGTAATACATCAAGAATCTTTTCATAAGCCATATTATGAATTACTTCAGAATTTGCCATAGCAAAACCTAAGTCTTTGATAGATGGATGTGGCAAATTATTACCAACTTCTGCCCAAAAAGATTTAACTGCTATTTCAATTTGCCCAATAGCCGACATAGTTCTTACTACTATTTCTTGTTCTTGTGGAGTTAAATCTGTTTTAAATTGTGAATAATCAGATCTAAAATTAAATTCTTCTGGGGTCCAAAATCCTTTCCAAATTGCTTCAATAAAATCTTTAGTCCAAGGATAAAGGTCTGGTTTTCTGGCTATTTGTTCTTGAAATAACATTGGCATCTTTCTTTTTATAGCACGAAAAATACTATACCATAACTAATTAAAATTATGGTATTGTAATAAAGTGCAGTTGTATGTATTGTTTAGTTGTTGGTACTATTATATAGTATTACAAGGTTTTTGTAAATATCTATATGAGCTATTTTTTTCAAAAAAATTACTAAATATTGTTATTTTTTTATTTACATCTATTAAAAAAAATATTATAATAAAAGAGTACTTGGTTGAGAATAGGGAATACTATCCTTTAAGTGGTTCTGTTGGTGGTGTAAAGTTTGCGGTGTATCTTGCTAGACCACTGGTAAATCTAGCGTCTTGAATATATCCCTGATAAAACCCGTCTTGGGCCCCACTTGCTCCAGACTTACTTGAACCTATTTGGAGTGGGTCATTTGAAGAATAAGGAGCAGTTGAGCTGGCTTGAGTTTGTACCACTGTGCCATCTACAAATAACCTGTAGTTGTTACCATCCCAAGTTAATGCAATATGGTGCCATGTATTTGTATTAATAGTGCCACCTGACAATGCAGAAATATTGTTTGTGGTTCCATCATAACTTGCATATAACATCAGAGATGTTCCGTCAATGCGAAGTATAAATGATTTCTGGCCATTACTGTTGTTCCATACACTAAAAACATCATCTGCGCTGGCACCCGTTCCTGCTGTGACTGGTTGGTAAATCCAAGCTTCAGCAGTAAATGAATTACCAAAACTTACTACACTAGATGTTATATAATCGCCCGTCCCATCAAAATACATTGACTTAGTATCCGCAAACTTAACCTGAGTTGTTGAACCAGTAGTATTACCAACCAGCTTTAGGTTAGCGTTTTGAGACTTATCTATGATGGAAGCATCTGTTCCGTTAAGAAGAAAATCAGTGTTTGTTATGGTAGATAGTGGTGCTGTTGGTGGAGTAAAATCTGTAGTATATACCCGCGATTTAGTAATACGAAGATCTTGTATATTGCCATTTACGTAGCCACCATTTCCAGAAACAGTGCCGACCCATCTTCCAATATTTAAAGTAAAATTTGGATTAGCATTGCCGTAATTAAATGTAGTAGCATAGTAGAGACCGTTTATACCCCACCTAGTCTCAGTTTTTACTAATTTTCCGTTCACATACACTTTTAATTCTTGACCAGAAACATTAAGAGTTACAGCAACATGATTCCATGTGTTTGCTGTAACTACATTAGGATCCGTTGTAATTTTAAAAGACTGACCATCTACTCCATTTGCTATCTGATATATTATAGCACCATCACCGCTTAGAGATGTTATGAATGTAACACCATAACCGTTGTTTACTGTGTTTGTATTAGTGGATATTATCTCCATACGAGATGCTGTGCTTGTAGGATAAAACCATGCTTCTACTGTATAATCTGTAGAACCATCATTTAAAAATTTCCAATTAGCCTGACTTCCTGCCGTTAAATAATCTCCAGTTCCATCGAAATATACAGAACCTCCGTAATCTACTACTGAGTATTCTAAGTTGTCGTATGGGCTGAATGGTTTTGTTGAGGTGTTGCCGTTTATTGTGATCGTGTGACCGTTAGAGGAACCGTCTGCTATGTATGGAAGGTGGCAGGTAAGTAGAGAAGTAGAATATCCTGTTCCTGAGACATCAGTAAGGCGTTCGGTAGGTGGAGTGAATGCTGATGTGTAAAGAGCAGTACCATTAACTATCCGGCAATCAGATATATAACCGCCAAAGTAATTTGTTCCAGTACTTACCTGCGCACCAACCGTTAAAGATAACGTGCTATCAAAATTTGTTGTGCATGAAGCAGATGCTACTTGA